CGCTCACCTACGACATTGCTTCGCAGCGTCTCCAGATCGCTCCACACGGCACAATCACGTCAAAACAAACAAACATATTGGATAAAATAAAAAAATATGATCATATAATGAATGAATGTTGGAATGATTTATATAATGACGATGACCCCGACAATACTTCAAATGAAATAATAGAAATAATAAAAAAAGCTGCAGTTTTACACTATAACCGGATGTTAACTGCGTGCAAAAACCAACAAAATATTATTAATAAAAATATTGAGGCAAAGGAACGTCGCATTTATTTTGACATAAATAAGATCGATTTATTGCCTTTTGATATGGTACTATTGATTCGATCCTTTCTTCTTACAGAAACACGTTTGTTAGGTATCGAACATAATCATTTGAATATGGAGATCCCACTCTATTTATTGTCGGTGAAAACGCTGCGTAAATTAATGAAATATATATACAAAGGCTTTCGATATATAAGGGAAAATGTAAAATACTGTAAATCTTATAAACCATCAGATGGATGCAAAATTCACACGTTTATGATGATAGCAGTGTATCCTAACGTAAAATATAAGTCATTGACCAAACGAAATATGGTAGACCGAATAATGCATTCATATCATACATTTCGCGATATTATCCCGCCAATTCGATATTTGAAACCGGCATTGCGCATATTCGCTTTACAAATATTTCATATAATGTTATATTTACAATCGATCTATGTGAAAAATCAAAAAATAATACAAGAATACAAAAAAAAATAACCCGGCTCGCTGTACATTCATTAAATTACATGGTTCATTATTTTTGCAATAAGCGCGTCATGATCTTCTTTCATTGTAGTCAACAAATCTAGCATTTTAATTAATAATTGAGATGTAGGAGTTTCTTGAAATACCGTAAGTGTAGCAATAAAATCTGGATGACAATACGTATTTTTATTCATATTTGTGGGTGCTATACAAAACATTTCTTTAATAATAGTACTCAATCTTAAATCAAAAATGTCTCCTATAAATTGAACAGTAAGAGGATTTGAGTCAGTTTTTACCCTTTCATTAAACAATTCTGTTATTTTATTAATTTCAGTCATATCAGACAATTGATTAAATGATACCTTTTTATTTGAAAATTTATCATCGATTAATTTCGCGTGTGCACGAATATCTTCAATCGATATTGAATCAAATTGAATGAAGCCATTCACTAACGTGCCGGAGTTAGTAATTATATCATATATATATTTCTTAAATATATTAACTTTTTCGACTAATTCTACGGAGATCGGCTCATTCGGCTCCGGCTCTGGAGCGAGCCGGCTACCGAAGGTAAGCGTAGGTGAGAGACCTAACTCCTTCACTAAAGTTCCGGAGTTTCTCTCAAATACACTTTTTAAAAAAGAGATTGGTCCATTTTTTTTAAATTCCTCGAATGATGAAGTAATTGCGCCTCTCCAATTTTCAAACGTGAACTCTGTTACATCTGATAATGCATGCATCAAAATTTCTTTAATTGTATTTTCAATAGTATCAGATTGTAATTCTGGATGTTTCATTATACATGAAAGAATTGATTCATATGGGGGTGGAACGAGCCGGCTACCGAAAGTAAGCGTAGGTGAGCGACCTAACTCCGGAACTTTAGTGAAGGAGTTTGGATTAGGGGTGGTCGTGGGGTTATATGGCAGGCACGATTTGAAAAAAATCTTTATTTTTTTATCCATTTCTATAATAATTGACCTAACAAATATATTTTTAGTATTAATAAATTTATTATCGACAAGTAAACGTTCAACTGATGATTTTTTTCCTTCTGTAATATTGATACTTAATTTATCAATTGCAGGGTCCAATACCTTATATAATACCGGCGTCCATTCTTTTTGTTCATCTACACTTTTCTTCTTCCAATTTAATATTAAATCTATTAATTTTATTATAGAAAGAATATATCCAGATTTTGGATTTAAATATTTTTCTTCTAATAATGGACTTACGTTTGCAATTAATTCAGAATATACATTATGCTTTTTAAATTTTAAAATAGATGGACGGTTAATTTGTTTAAGAACCCAACTGATTATATTTTTATCTGGATTAGATGCATCATTTTTTGCAAATTCAATAATGGCATATATTATTTTGTCTTTCATTTTGTCTTTCATTTTGTCAAAAAATGTATCTGGATTTTTTTCTTGTTCTTCTTGTTGCTTTTTCATTAATTGCATTTGTTCTTCTTGTTGCTTTTTCATTAATTGCATTTGTTCTTTTACTAATTTTTGCATTTGTTCATCATTTATTGATGTTTGATATTCTCGAAGTTGGCCCTCTGTTATATTTTGAGCTGCATTTTTTCCAGCATTTTCTATAAAAATAGGATTAACGAACCTTTTTTTTAAGTTTTTATTTAACTTTAAGAAATCTCCAATAACAAGACGATCAAGAGGTGGACGGTTTGAAACTAATCCTTTAAGTAATCTATTAAGTAGTATTCCTGCATTACGACGCGGTTGACCACCTTGTTTTCGTGTGTTTTTTTTATATGTTTTATTTTTTTTATATGTTTTATTTTTCGTATTGTTTCGTTTGGAGTTTCTCATAGATAATATATACAATACAAATATATATTATTTTTTTCGAAAACTATTTACAAAATTTCTAAATCGCGCAATTTCCAATATTCACAACCGCCATTCGGTAATGGTCGTTTCACAATAAACGGGATTTTCTTTTGTTCGAATTCCTTCAGTGCAATCAAATATCCATCCAACACTTGCGCATCAATTTCAATAAACGGTTTTGCACCCGAATTTAATTGTTTTGCACGCTCACCCAATACGCGCGCTTTTTCGTATTTAGTAATAAAGGGCATTGTTCTATGTAAGGGATCGACGATATTTCCATTTTCATCTTTCACAATTCGCGATAAACTTTCCACTTCGTCGTTGTTATGAACCTTCAGTTCCGGATGATATTCGGCAATAATATTTTGTTTGACCGTTTGATCGAATTTCTGCAGATAATGTTCGTCTTCATCGTCATCTTCGTCATCGTCGTCATCGTCGTCAGACAATCCCAGTCCAAATTTCGATGCTAACGTTTCCGTTTTCGCATTTGCACCTGTTGTTGTTTTTGCGCGAATTTGTTCATCGTCGTTCGGATCAACTTCGCTATCGACTTCGCTTATATCTCCATCGTCGTCGTCGTCGTCATCAGATGCAGCGGATGCATCCGAATCATCGTCCGTTTCCGAATCAGATGCATCGGCTGCAATCGTTGCAGTCGCCGTTTTTTTCCCACTCAGATTTTTTTTAAATGATATAATGCCGGATGACGGCGCGCCAAAATCCGGCCCGCTTTCATCGAAATCGTCTTCGGCGTCCGGAAAATCTTCGTCGTTGTCATCATTTTTCGCGATTGATAATTTATTTATTTTTGACATTTTGTTGTGTATAATATAAAAAAGGATAAGAATATATATCTAAATCAATTTTTTGCGATTTTTGTTTTTGTGTGTTTTTGTCCGTTTTTTGTATTTTTTGTCCGTTTTTTGTATTTTTTGTCCGTTTTTTGTATTTTTTGTCCGTTTTATTTACTATCATCCGTTTTCCATGTCGTATCGCACGTTACACACATGTATACATATTTGAGATTATCGTCATCGTACCGAATATAAATAACTTCTGTCGGTGTTTTTGATTCCGAGTCATTGGTCGGTTCGTGGTTCGTTTTGCACGCCGGATTTGGGCACCGAGTATTATAAATTCGAGGCAATGTGGGATCTAGCTTGGTATATTTGTTGATAATATGGTTAAATTTTTGTTCGCTTTGTTTTAACTGCGTTTTTAACACACATACATTTTCGGATGTATTTGTGTCGTCCTTGTTTCCACAATTTCGGCAATAGTAAGTAAGTTGATTACCATCTTTTTCGTTGATACCAATGTAGTACATATTATCACAGACCGAACAGAACTTCATTTTTTGATTGTTTGTAAATTATTATATAAGAAACTTGATATAATAATTAAAGGTATCTATTTTTAAATCAATTTTTCATTCTTCCTTATTTTTGTTTCTATTTTATTTCTATTTTATTTCTATTTTATTTCTATGTTTTATTACCACAGAACGATTTTTTTTGTAAAAATTTTAATATTAGCTCAATGTATAAGCACAGCAATGTCTTACTCCTTCGTCAACTTCGCCGATAATCTGGATCCCAACATCAATCTCGGAAAACCCCAGCATATTTTTTATGTGGATTTTGACGTTGACTCTATATCCATAGACCATGGTAATACAAAATCACAAACGTCATATTCTCGTCTCTATAAAGAATACACATTGCAAAATCGAATTGGTCATAATTCAACAATATCTACCATATTTGATACCAATAATGGTTGTATCAGTGAATATGAATCGAGTGTTTCAACCGTTTATAGATTACCTATAGGCAATATTGGAATTTCTCACGCTCCGAAATTAATTCGTTATGAAAATGGATGTCATGATTATTATGAATTACCTCGCAGTCATTCAGAAATTGCCCCTATCGTCTTTGGTACAGGTGCATTTATAAATAAAACGGGGTACGTTGTAATAATATCGGAAGAAACGGGTAATACAAAACAAATTTTGGTTTATTATTAATAAATTATACCAAAAAACAAAATAAGACAAAACAAAATAACATTATAAATTATAAATTATAAATTATAAATTATACAATTATAAAATAAAAAACGCTGTTTTTTATTTTATCGTTAAAATACCCAAATAAAAATATAACCTAAATGAGCGTAATTTATGAACATTTTTGCAACATCGTAAAATTGATTTATTGAAACCTAATAAAAATATTAGTACAATATATTCAAATCAATGGAATCAAAAGTAACACCACCAAATTCGATAAATATAACAATGGCAGACGAAGATTTAATGGAACAGCCCACTGCGGCATCTGGTTCAAAAAAAACATCGTCTACCTTTCGCGATTTCTGCCAAAATCATTATATTAAAAAAGGAGAAAAAGCATCAACAAATACTCGGATTGGCGATAAACCAAACCATATTAGTGGCGGTTCATATCATATCCCCGAAGATGAATACGATGCGTTCTTAAAATTATATTACCGCGACATTGTTTCTAAGAAAAAACCGGAATATCTTACCGAATCACAATTAAAAACAGGAAACGGGCCGATTTTAGTCGATATTGATCTGCGATTCGCCTATGATATTCCCGCGCGCGTATACGATGACAGTGCTATCGGCGATCTTATTACAGGATATTTAGAAGAATTGTCCGAAATTTATCAGTTTGATTCTGATGTGAATTTTCAAATATATGTATTCGAAAAGGACAGCATAAATCGTGTCGAAGAAAAACAAATTACGAAGGACGGCATTCATATTATTATTGGACTACAGGCAGACCATATTGTGCAGGTATATCTGCGCGAAAAAATGGTGAAGCCATTGTCCGAGATGTGGGGCGATTATCCGATAATAAATACGTGGGACGACGTTTTGGACAAAGGAATTAGCGAAGGCTACACCAACTGGCAGCTGTATGGTTCTCAAAAACCGAATTTCGAAGCGTATAAATTAACCAAAATTTACAATATCAAGCCTGATCCGGCGGACGGGCAATTGATCGATAATCCAATGTCCAAAGAAGATGTAGCCAAGTTTGTAAATGCCGAAAATTTCCCCAAATTGTCGGCACGCTATTCAGACCATCCGCAATTCTTCTTTAAATCCGCATTTTCCAAAATGTATGAAGACCGACGTGCCAAGATGGGCGGTGGATCGGGTGCTGGTGCTGGTGCTGGTGCTGGTGCTGGTGCTGGTGCTGGTGCTGGTGCTGGTGCTGGTGCGGGTATGCGTCGCCCATCTCCCCAACCGACCAATGATTTTGCAAGTGATTTTGTAATGGGAATTGCCGAAATCTCTCGTATTCGAAATGCAGCCGAATTAGAACTTTTCGTTTCACGATTCAAAGAATCGCTGTCGACAATGGATTTCGAACTCAGAGAAGCGCACGACTATACTATGACGTTGCCTGCATCTTATTACGAAGACGGATCGTATGCGAAATGGATCAGAGTCGGTTGGGCTTTGCATAATATTAGTAATCGACTGATTATTACGTGGATCGCATTGAGCGCCAAATCGCGAACATTTCAATATAATACGATATTCGATTTATGCGACCAATGGAGTAAATTCGTAAGAAAAAGCGACGGTCTTAAAATTCGTTCTATCATATATTGGTCGAAGCAAGATGCGTATGCAGAATATAAAAAGGTACGTGAAAATAGCATCGAGTATTGGATTGAACGCACCATCGACCCTGCGCTGAACAGTGATGCTAAGACCAAGATGGGTTGTGGCGAAGCTGATATTGCAGTCGTATTATATCAGTTGTACAAGGACGAATATATTTGTGTTAGTGTAAAAAGCAATATTTGGTACCGGTTTTATAAACACCGTTGGTGGATGAACGATTCCGGCACGACTTTACGAAAAGCCATCTCCCACGAATTGCGCGATTTATATCAGGCACACTGTGCGCGTATAATGCATCAAGCAAGTGGGCTAGATCCAGAAGATGAACGTTCAAAAGCAATGAAGGTGAAAACCCAAAAGATTCTTGATATTTGCAGCCGTCTATCTCGCACCAACGACAAGAAAAATATTATGACGGAGGCGAAGGATTTGTTCTGGGATACTTCATTTCTACAAAAAATGGATAACAACCCCTATTTGCTTTGCTTCAATAATGGCGTGTACGATTTCAAAGATAAGGTATTTCGCGAAGGATTTCCGGAAGATTATTTGACAAAATGCACGAATATTGATTATGTACCACTCAATCCAGTAAAACACACGCCGATTATGAACGAAATTGTTGCATTTATGAAACAATTATTCCCAACCGCCGAATTGTGCAAATATATGTGGGATCACTTGGCATCGACACTGGTCGGTACGGCATCTGTTAATCAGACCTTTAATATGTACATCGGTCAGGGTCAAAACGGCAAATCGGTACTTACTGATCTGATGAGTCAGGTTTTGGGCGATTACAAAGTAGGTGTACCGATTACGTTGCTAACTGGAGCGCGAGGGAAAATCGGTGGATTGGCACCAGAAGTTGTATTAATGAAAGGTGCACGATATGCGGTCATTCAAGAACCCGATCACGCAGAGAGAATCAACGTTGGCGTTATGAAGGAATTGGTTAGTGGTGTGGAACCGATTCAGGCGCGCGCTCCATATATGATCGAACCGGTCACATTCATTCCACAATTCAAACTGATTTTATGCGCAAACGAATTTATGGAGATCAAAACACGAGACCACGGTACGTGGAGGCGAATTCGCGTCGTTGATTTCGAATCGCTCTTTACGGAAAAACCGGTATCGGATGATCTAGAAAAACCGCATCAGTTTCTGTTAGACAAAAACCTTAAGAATAAATTCCCCGTTTGGCGCGAAGTATTCGCAGCAATGCTTGTCAAACGCGTATTAGAAACAAACGGCGAAGTGGAAGATTGTGCTCGCGTATTGGCATCGAGTAATTCATACCGAGAGCAACAGGATTACATTTCCGAGTTTATTCGCGACAAGGTGGTTAAAGATACGGGTTCATCTATTCGTAAATCGCAACTTACGGAGGAATTTAAAATATGGTATGGTTCGAACTATGGAGGGAAGAATCCAAGCCCGAAGGATATGCACGCCCATATGGATAAATTGTTTGGTAAAAATAAAAGTGGGGTGTGGTCCAATGTAATGTTGAAATATAATGATATGTACGAAGATGAGACAAATAAATTACCGGACGATACAGTGATAGAAGAAGATATAAATAATATACATTTGCAAGAAATATAATATTTTGTAAAGACTTGTGAAACCCTAAAAAACCAAAACTAATAACAAAAATAAACAAAATAAAAAAACAAAAATAAAAATGTATAAAAACATACATTTTTATTGGATAATTCTGTATCTGATAACCGCATAAAACCCATAAAATAAAAATACATAACAACATAACAAATGACCATTTTTTATGATAATTTACACACCTTCGTTGCAGCAAATCAATCTGATATTGAAACTATAAAAACGCAATATTTAGAATTATTATCGCAATTAACAAATGCTCCGCTCATAACAAATGAAGATTTTTTATTGAAACTGGACGAAATTTCAGAAATGGGTGAAATAATAATAGCTTATGTTATCGACGATCCATTGTATCCATTTTCCTCAAAAATAATCGCGTCGGGTACAGTTATATTTGAACCAAAAATTATTCGCGGTGGTAAATATGTTGGACATATAGAGGATATAGTCGTTAGCAAATCGTATCGAAAGCAAGGGATTTCGCAAGAAATTTTGCAAAGATTAATGGCAGCTTCAATTAGAAAAGGGTGTTATAAAACGATTTTGGATTGCGAATGTAATGTGAAGGAAAATGTAGATGAAGTGGAGCGAATCGCAGTTTTCCGTGTAAACTCTGAAGGTCCCGAGGGGATCCGAAAGAGTTTGAAAAGCGTATATGAAAAAGCCGGATTTACTGAAAAAGGAGTGCAAATGGCATACTATTTGGATCATTAATTATGTTCTAATAACTGGATTTTATATACACATTACCATTGATAAGTGCATAAATATAAGATAAAAATGAATAAACGTAATATTCAATTGGGCCTACAATATAAGGAAACGACAAAAATCCTAAAGTAATAAATACTTTTGTACTTGTTGAAAAATTACTGAGAGTTCCTTTAAATAAAACATATATTGCTGCTAAAGCTAGTATATAATAAATTGTTATTAAAAACGTGTTTATATATGATACATAATATAATGCGTTTGTTTGATAATATACTTTTTGATCATCTGTTGAATACATATCACGTAATTTTGTTTTTTCAATGGTCAAAACATCATTTTGATTTTTTACTGAATTATATAAAATTTGCGTTGACATTTTTATATAATTGGGTGTTATTATAATTTACTATAATTTTCATATTCCGATGGTTCAAACTCTTTTGTTATTTTTTTACTACTTGGTCTATTCATATTATTATTAGTATTGTGATTGTTGTTGCTATGCATTATTAATAATTCCTTTTCATATGCGTCAGTGTATGTAGTAAATGCTTGTACCGTGGGACTAGCACTGGGACTAGCACTGGGACTAGCACTGGGACTAGCACTGGGAGTTGCACTGGGAGTTGCACTGGGACTAGCACTGGGAG